GATAAGAAGACGGATACAATCGCCCTCATTCAGGAGTTTACCGGCTTTTCCAAAGATAAGCTAAAAGCCTTTGAATCGGGTATGCTGGAGTCTGGGGAATAAATGTCTCACGCTCATTCAGCAATTGACAGCCTGATAGCTAATTTAACACTTCAGCGATATCAAAAGGGTGGACAGGTAGGTAAAAAGTCCATTGAGGATATTTTAATGGAGAATCAAAAGTTAAATTTTGTACAGAGAATATTGAATCCTAAGTTAAATGTTGGTAGGGAGCATTATTACGAAGGTGAGACGGGGCCTTCTACTCATTATATGATAGACTATGACAATAGAATATCGCCAAGGGTGGTAGATAGGGGTGGCGCTAAACTAACTCCGCTTACCGCTGAGGAGGCAATGGCTTATGCTGACTCTACTGGAGAATATATTGAGTTTCCGACACCTGAAGAGGCGAGTTGGTTTGCAGAGAATTATAAAGACTATTGGAAAAAGATTAAGGACAACCCATACAAACAATGATAATAGCTACAATATATTCAAAATGGATTTACCCGTCTGAGTATCAATGGGGTCATGCAGTGTATGACATCAAAATACAATAAAGCAATGCTCAGGAAGATATAATGCCGCACGGTCACTCAGCAATAGATAGTTTAATAGCGTTAACCGCTTTAAGGAAATATCAAGCGGGTGGAGAAGTTTCTTCAACGTGGGGTGAAAAATTTGTAAAGATGTTTCCATCTAAACATAAAGACCCAGAAAGGGCAGCTGAACAACAAAGAGCACTTACTGGTTTAATAGACTTCTTTGCCCCTCAAAGTGCGGCAGAGGCTGGGCTAATGTTAGCTGCTGGGCCGGTTTTAGGAAAGGTCGCTAAAGCATCTAGGGCCCCATTAAAAAAATTATATAGGGGTGTCGAAAAGTGGCATCGAGGCAAAATGGTTAAGGGTGGTCGTCATGTATCTCCAGAAAAATATTCTTACGATTTACCAAATCCATCTAAAAAGGGGGTTTGGGCAGCTGAGGATATAGAGGCAGCTGAAGAGTTTGCACATACGTTTGGTGATAAGTCTGGTTATGTATTGGAGTATGATGTCCCAAGAAAATTCTATGACAAAGCTGCAACGAAATGGAGCGACCCTAGTTCTCCTATGTTTGGGATTCCTGATTGGATTGAAGGTGGTATACCTAAAGAATATTTAAAAAAGGTGCATAAAGGCTATCAACAGGGTGGAGCGGTTGTACACGAATCACTTCCAATGACCAAGGAATATAGTACGGACTATCCTGTTGGCGATAAATTTGTTTATAAAGGAGTATCTTCTGTACCAGCTCAATATGTTGGCGGTACAGAAGATGAAGGTAAAAGATATTATACCTATGAAAGCCCACCGGTGGATAGAAGTGATTTTAATTTTATTAGACAGAACCTATGGCCTACGTCAGTTATGCAAAAGGCTATTGTAATGCCTGAAGACTCACTATCCAGCGCAATGATTGAAGATTTTTTAGCACAACCGTCTTCTAAGAAGTCTGGACTTGGGTTTCTGAAGAAACTTTTAAAAAGATAATGCCCAATAGAGCAGCCAAGACGAGGAAGCGTTTAAGGCGTAAGCTGGCGGTGGAGAACAAAACTCGTAAAAGAAAGATTGACAAAGAGAGGAAGCGTGCCAGAGAAGAAGCCAATAGAGACTTTTAACATCATCCCGCCGCCAGATGAGATGGCGGAGAAGGATGAGGTGCTGTCTAAAGCATATAATGACCTGCTGTTCTTTGGCAGGGCATTCCTTCCACGCGATTTCATGTATAAGAGTAGTTCCCCCTCTTGTCACTATACCGTATCTAAAAGACTTATCTCTACCAAACCCGGTGAGCGTATCTGTATTATACTTCCCAGAGGATTCGGCAAGTCTATTCTATCTAAATCAGCTATCTTACATAAACTTTGCTTTGCTGGTGAGGGTGACCAGAACTTTATTGCTTGGGTGTCAGAAGAGCAGGGACAGGCCATTGACCATTTGAAATATATGCGCTACCACCTTGAGACCAATAAAAAGATGAAGTACTACTTTGGAAACATGGATGGGGGAACCGCTGGCAAGAGGTGGACGGAAAAAGACTTGGTAACCCCCAAAGGCGACAGAATCATAGCCAAAGGTACAAGCCAGCGTCTAAGGGGGCGTGCCGAGGTGGATGTCAGGTATACGGGTATCATCTTGGATGACTTTGAATCTGAATTGAATACAAAGACACCCGAAAGAAGGTCTGAGATTAAAAAGTGGGTCGTATCTACTATTTATCCTGCTTTAGAGGAATCACCCGGTAATGAAGGCTGGATATGGCTGGCGGGTACAATTGTTCATTATGATAGCTTCCTTCAGATGACATATGATGGATATAAGCGCGCCAAGGAAGATAATAGGGATTATCCGTGGGATGTGTTCTTTCACAGGGCTATTGAAGATGGTAAAGCACTTTGGCCTGAACAATTCGGACTATCTAAGCTTAATCATAAGAAACAGGAGTTCATTGAGGCAGGGTTAGTTAATAAGTTCGCTCAGGAGTATATGAATGACGCCCGCGACATTACCAACGCTTCTTTCAAGATAGACAGGATACAGCATTACGGTGGTGACAGGAAGTTCTTAAATGGATTCAATTATATTTTTGAAGGTGATAACGTCATACCAATTAACATTTATATTGGTGTAGACCTTGCCGCTACCGCTTCAGACACTTCAGACTATCAGGTTATACTGGTTATGGGTATAGATTCACAGAGTAACCGCTATGTATTGGAATATTTCAGGGAAAGGATACCCACCTTTGATGTTCCGGCTAAGATAATAGAGATTGCCAAGAAATACAGTCCAGTGAGGAGAGTAACCATTGAAACAGTGGCAGCTCAGGAAATGGTGAGGGATATGGTAACCCGCATGAGTGCTAATGAAAAAAGACTGATGCCGGGTATCTTTAAAGGCGTCAAGCCGCCGGCAAGGATAAAGAAGGCAGACAGGCTGGAAACAACACTCGGGCCCATTGTCAATTCAAAGAAACTCTATATCCGCAGGGAGATGACAGAAATAGTGGATGAGTTCTTTGAACACCCCAAACCACGGAATGATGATATTATGGATGCCCTTTACTATGCAGACTACTTTGCCCGTGCTCCGAAGTCCGATGCGGTAAAGAAAGAAAGTTTTAAAACGGAAAAGCACAAATCAGGGCTGATTCCCAAGCTAAAGAAATATAATTGGTTAACGGGTGCAAGAACATGACATTAGCTATTGCATCGTTTGACATTCTCTCCTTATATTACGAGGATGATAAGAATATCTTTTTTGACTCATTAAATAACAATTTATTGGCTATTAATCCACATACCAAATGGCTAAACAAAAAAGCAGATTTCCAAGCTACGGATTAGTTCGCGGCCCATCTCATGCTCAAGGCGGTGTTGCTGGCGTTGTTGCTGGTAAACAGCCCGTTGAACTTGAAGGCGGCGAATGGGTCATACCTAAAGAAGTCGTTCCCGACTATCTCCCCCAATTAGTACAAATGACAAATGAAGGCCGTGCCATGCAGGGCATGGACAATGGCAATTCAGCTATAGACGCTCTTATTGCTTCTTCTGTTATGCAGAATGGAATGGTATCGCCTAAGTCCCCACACTATAAGGGTGGCGGATGTGTCAAAGGAAAATGCCCAAAATATCAAGAAGGCGGATGTGTTGGTGGAGAATGTGTAGTTCCTACAGTGGAAAGCCAAGCGGGACTTTTTTCAATACCTTGGAAGGGACAAGATATACAAGTTGATTTGATGTCTGCTATGGGAAACAGAGAAGCGCCGCAATATCTGGCATCTGATAAGGCTGGTGAATATTTTATGATGGACGCAGGTGATATACCAGCAGATTCATTAAAAGCATGGTGGAGCCAGATGGAAGGTTTACCAATGCCGTCAATACCTCAACAACAAGGTGGCCCTATTTATAATTATCAAGATGGTGGGGTAGTGGATATATTAAAGCAGGCTATGGGGCAATATGGACAGCCCGTAGAAGAGGGAATGTACACCCCTCAAGGCGGTAGAACTAAGCTTGGCTATGCACAAGAATATGGGTTAACGCCAGAATCAGTGGGCATTGATACTCTTTCCTTCCAAAACCCTGCTAATTATATGTTTAAGATTACTGGTGAAACCCCAAGGGGTAGAACCATTTCTGATATATCTGAAGCTACGGGTGCTTTACCTTTG